ATATCAAAAATTAAAATTATGTATAGATAACTATGCACAGTACTGGGGTATAAATGTTATATATTATGAAGCATTTAATTTTGTAAAGTATGAAGGAGAAGGAAAACACTTTAATATTCATGCAGACCATGGCCCAGCATATAATGCTACAGTATCCGCAGTTATCTATATTAATGATGACTACGAGGGTGGAGAAATTCAATTCCCAAGACTAGACGGTTACACCCTTACTCCAAAAGTAGGAGATATTGCCGTTTTCCCATCTAACTACATTTATGAACATGCATCTCTTCCAATGAAGAGCGGTACAAAGTACTGTGTTGTAATCATGACTGACATTAATGAGTTAGGACATAAGGGTGGATACTGAGTATAACTTTGTAGTATTTAAATCATACAGGCCATGGGTTACAAAAGAAAGTAAGTCTGTTCCTTCCACAACACAAAAAGAAATACCTCAGTGGTATAAAGATGCAGATCGGTTTGCAAAAAATCCTATTAATGGAGAATACTATAAGGCTCCTAAAGAAGTTTGTCCTTTTCCTAAAGCAGGAACAACAGACGACTACGGAATGATTCCAACCTGGAAAGCATGTCCTGCAATAATGGATGCTTTTATGACAGGATATGTTTTTAAAACTCCGTGTGATTTAACTTTTACCAAAAATAGTTTAGGAATTTTAGATGTTAAGCCTGAAAGTTCAATGTATCAAGATTTTTGTACTGCTAGACCACCTATGCCACAATTTGAGCATCCAAAAGGATACTATAAAACGCATTTTGCATGGATGCCAGATTGGGGGATGAAACTACCAGAAGGCTATAGTGCTTTATTTATGACACCAATGAATAGGTTTGATTTGCCATTTATGAATACCACTGGAATTGTAGATTCAGACAAGGTAGAATTATTAGGTAGTTTTCCATTTTTTATTATTGAGGGGTGGGAAGGCACTCTTCCAGCAGGAACCCCATATCTACAGGTTCTTCCTTTTAAAAGAGAAAATTGGCAACATGATATTGAGATTTCAGACTCATCTACTATATATGCTAAAATGGTAGATAACGCAAACTTCTATCGTCAGCCAGATGGCGGGGTATATAAAGATAAAGTTTGGACAAGAAGAGAATATAAATAGGAGCAGCAATGAGTACTTGGACAGATAAGGAAACTTTGGGTTTTGGAATAACCTGTTATCGTGGTGTAATTAAGCCAGAACTAGACATCATCAATAGATTAGAGAGCACACTAGGTAAACCAGCCCCATGGGGAGAGTTGTCTGAAGATGGAAAAAGATATCACTGGCTTCCAGCATATGTTGGGTATCAACAACTAATGCCAGACTATCGTGACTGCTATGATTTTAAATTTAAGAAAACAGATATTGAGTCAGATCCAAGCGCTGAGTCTTTGTTCTTACAAAAAATATGGCAAGATGTATATGATGTGCAGGCACCAGCAGTTGAAGATTATAGAAAAGATTATAACATTATGCCGCTTAAATATTGGGAGGCATTTAACTTTATAAAGTATGGTCCAGGTCAGCACTTTAAAGAACACCACGATCATGGGTTTTCATATAACTGTACAGTATCTTTGGTAGCATACATTAATGATGACTACGATGGCGGAGAGTTATATTTTAGGCTTCAAAACTTAAATATAAAGCCAAAGGCTGGAGATCTATATATTTTCCCATCAAACTTTATGTATCCTCATCAAGCAATGCCAGTTCATTCTGGGACTAAGTATTCAATTGTAACGATGTTAGACTATAGTAGAAAATATCATACGCCAGATATGTATGATCCAAAGTGGGCAGATGAATAATGTTTAACATAACAGTAGAAAAAATGGCTGGTTGCCAATTTGATATTACTCCAATGTCTATCAAAAGAGACTGGATGGATGCAACATCTGAAAATCATGCATATAGATGTTTTCCAGTAACACAAGCAAACGTCGTCGGCTGGTATTTATCATGCAAAGAAGATATAGTTTTTACCTGGGATGGAATTAATGATCAAACAGATCAGCATGTAAAAATTAAAAGTCCAGATAATTCTTACTCAGGAAGAGGTCAGTCTTCAATAAGCCTTAACACATCTTTGGTATTTAGAACAGACCAAGATGTTAGTATTTTAACTATTAATCCAGTAAATTATTTTAATGATGATTTTGAAACAATGTCAAATCTTATTAGCACATCTTTTTATGACAACCCCCTACCATTAGCGCTTAAAGCAAAAAAGGCAAACCAAGAAACAATAATTAAAGCGGGCACTCCAATTGCAACAATTATTCCGATTTCTTTAACCGCATTAAATAATACAACAATCAATATAGTTGCCTATAAAGATCCAGATAGATTGAGAGAAAAAGCAAATATAAGTTACGGAGAAGCAGCACAAGTACTCAACTCTTCAGGTCAATGGACTGACTGGTATAGAGAAGCGGTAGATGAAACTGGAAAGTCTGTAGGGCAACATGAAGTCAAAACCTTAAAACTTTCAGTTGTAGATAATTCAGGAATATAATGAGTAACGAACTAAAGCCAAGTCATCAAGATATGATAGATGAATATTTGCAGAATGCAAAGTCGGGAAAAGTATTTCATTATATTATTACTGTATCAAGAGATGGAGAGTCTCCAGTAAGATCAATAATATCTTTTGATAATGTTATAGATGCAGTTGCTGGATACGAAATGTATAAGGATGCTGGTTTTGCAAAAAACTATCTAACAGTATCTCTTTACGAGCCTTCTGGAAAAATTAATACAAAGGTACTTAAAAGAAATCAAGCAGGAGATCCATCTTTTGTAAGACAAAACTATATAGATGTAACTAACGCTTTATTGCAAATTAAAGATAAGTTGTCAGAAGAAGATTTTGAAATTTTGTGTATTAGAATAGGGACATCATTCGGTAGAGATAATTGGAGATTTAACATTGAAAGATTTTTTGATAATTTAGGCATAAAAGCAAAGGCTCAGGATTATATTCCTGTGATATAATTATTATTATGAAGCCAGAAGATGCCATAACAGTATTTAGAAAGCCATCAAGTACACCATCAGGATTTTTTGGCCATGGCCCAGAAAACATCATTGAACTAGAAAATTTTATGACTCAAGAAGAGGTTGATTTTTTAGATAAGGCAGCAAGAGCAATCACAATTTGGGATATAACAGAAAGTCATAAAAATGAAAATGGAACTGTTATATATGATGCTGAATACTGGAAAGATAGAGTTGCAAGCGCACCATCTCTTAATCAAAATGATCCAAAAATTGTTCCAGTTATAATTGGTCTATTCAATAAGTTACAGCCAGTGATAGAAAAATTTTTTAATGTTAAGGTTCAGCCTACAGGTCAAACAATTGTAAAGTGGAACCCAGGACAATTTCAAATGCCACATGCAGATAAAGAGTTGCATCAGGGTGAAGACGCTGGGACACCAAATGACTTTCCTAATTATGACATAGCAAGTTTATTTTATATCAATGACGACTATGAGGGCGGAGAATTATATTTTCCAAATCAAGGAATACAGTTTAAGCCTAAAAGAGGATCGGCATATTTTTTCCCAGGCGATATGAATTATGTGCACGGAGTAACAAAAATTAAAAGTGGAATAAGATATACCTGTCCATTCTTTTGGGAAATATTAGAGCATACAGGAGAAGTAAAACCAGATTCTACAAAAGAATATTATAGAATTTTTCCTAATGATGAAGTAATAAAGGCATGGGATCCAGAAAATGGCATAAGGAGACAAGGATGAATTTAAATAATAAAAAAAGATTAACTAAAGATATAGTTCTTTATGAAAACTTTATTGATGCAGAAACTGCTGCTAAACTTATAAGAGTTTTAGATAAACATGCAGAGTTAGGTACAATTAATTGGATGCCTATATCATTTTATGAATCATACTCATCCGTTCTCCCACAAGACAATGACGAGCATGTTATTGCAGAAAATTTGCCTGCAGATATTTTTTCACAAATGAAAAAAGGTATTATTGATGCAGTTGCAAGTGTTCATGATCTTGATCCAAAGATAATTTCTCAAATTGGATACCATACACAAAAATGGGAGCCAGGCGCATATGCAAGAATTCATTCTGACAATACAGACGAGCATGGAAAGTCTGGTGCATTTACTAGAAGTAGATATGCTGCATTTTTGTACCTAAACGATAATTTTGAGGGCGGTCTATTGCAGTTCCCAAGTCAAAGCATAAGCATTAAGCCACAAGTTGGAATGCTTGCAGCATTTGATGGCGGGTTTAATAATATGCACGAGGTAACCTTAATAGAAAGCGGCACCAGATATACTATCGGCTCTTTCTGGGATGATCGTGAAGAGGATGCATATCCACAAGAATTAAGGGATGCCTGGGCAGCAGAGATGAAAGAAACAAGGGCTAAACAAGAAATTGAAAGAGCCGAATGGCAAGAGTTGTTAAAAAAGGGATATAAAATAGATCAACAAGGCAAGCAATACAAGGTGGAAAACTAAAATGTTATTTTTAGAAAAAGAATTTAACGATGCAGGATTTGAAACAGAAAAAGTTTTTGAAGAAATCCTTTTAGTTCGTAATTTTATTTCTAAAGACGAATTAAGTACAATGCTCGGCATTATTGATAGCACACCAGAAAAGGTTTGGTTTAAGGCATATAGAGAAAGTCTTGCTAGATTCTGTTTAGAAAAATTTGGAAGAGACGATGTAGAAAATTTAGTTAAGGAAGGAAAATATGAAATTACCAAAGACTGGGATGACAAAAATTTAGATATTAGTATTCATCCAATTTCTAATAAATTACAATCTAGAATGCATAGGCTTATTGAAATAAATCATAAAGATTTAGAGTTAACTGGATTTGCAACACTCCAAAGAATGCAAGAAGGAGTACAATTAAAATCACATACAGATCAACACACAGACCCATCAATTAGATATGCTGCTATACTATATCTTAATGATGACTACACTGACGGGACACTTTTCTTTAAAAATAAAGATATAGATTTACGACCAAAGCCAGGAGAGTTGCTTGTTTTCCCAGGAAACGAAGAATACGAGCACGGTGTAAGGCATGTAGGAGCAGGACCAATAAGATATGTTTTAGTTGGATTTATAAAGGTTAAAGGCTTTTATGAAAATAACAAATACTAGGAGATAAAAATGGATAGAGAGATACTTGAAGAAAAGGTTTATTATTACACAAATGTAATTGAAGAACCTGCCAAACTTGTTGAGGCAATTGAAAAAGACAATCAAGATCCATGGGGCGAATGGATGGCATGCAGTGGTCAGCATTATGTCTATGGGACAGACAAAAATATTGCTTCATCAGACGGCATAGATGAAAAAAATGATTATATTTACAAAACATTACAAAAAGCATTTGATGACGTAGCAAGAGATTACGCATTAGCGCAAGGAATAAAAGAAGAGCCAAAACTTTTTCCAGTATATCCAATTAAGAAGTATATGGCTGGAACATTTATGGGTGCACATTTTGATCAACAAGAGGGTGATGAAAGACTAAAGGTTTCTTTTGTTATGTACCTAAATGACGATTACGAGGGTGGAGAAATTTCTTTTACAATTGCATCACCAGAGGGTGTATTAAAAAATGCTAGTCCAGAACCAGACTTTGATATAGCAAAGGAAAATGGAAACTATACTTTTTATGTAAAGCCAAAAGCGGGAAGTATTATAGTGTTTCCACCGTCACCACCATATCACCACACAGCACATTTAGTTAAGAGTGGTTATAAGTATATGGTTCCACAACATTGGATTCACTAAACTATAAACCTCAATAATAACATTAGAGTTTGATAAAAACAAAAACTCTGGTATACTTGAGTAATTACAGTTTTCAATTAGGAGAAATACATGTCTGATTTTTTTAGTTTTCGCTTGTCTGAAGAGTTTATAAATGAGTATAAAACAAAGGAACCACCATTTGGTTTCACAGACGCAGGTGGCAATTCATTGGGAGAGATTACGTTTATTCGTACCTACTCCCGTATGAAGGAAGATGGGACTAAGGAAAGATGGCATGAGGTTTGTCGTAGAGTAATCGAGGGTATGTATTCAGCCCAGAAGAATCATGCTAAAGAAAACAGACTACCATGGAATGACTATAAAGCACAGGCTTCTGCTAAAGAGGCTTATCAGCGTTTGTTTGAATTAAAGTGGACTCCCCCAGGAAGAGGCCTTTGGTCTTTTGGTACCGCTCTTACTATGGAAAAGAAAAATTCTGCTGCTCTACAAAACTGCGCTATGGTCTCTACAAAGGATATAGATCGCAACGATCCAGGCCAGTTGTTTGGCTGGGTTATGGATGCCCTAATGATGGGCGTAGGCGTAGGCTTTGATACTTTGGGCGGGGAGAAAAATATACCTATTTATGACCCTACAGAACCACCACAGGTATACGAAATACCAGATACTCGTGAGGGTTGGGTAGAGTCTGTTAGATTACTTATTAACTCATATCTAAAGCCTAATATGTATATCCAAGAGTTTAACTATGACCTTATTAGGCCTTTAGGTGCCCCTATTAAAGGTTTTGGCGGTACAGCAAGCGGTCCTGCACCACTTATACAGTTGCACAAGCAGATCAAGGCTGTAATCGGCGGTAGAGCAGGACAAACCTTTGACTCAAGAGCAATAGTAGATATCGTAAACCTTATTGGTACCTGTGTGGTATCAGGAAATGTTAGACGATCTGCTACCTTGGCTTTAGGTGGAGCAGAAGATCAAGACTTTATGAATTTGAAGAACGCTGAGGTTTTCCCAGAGCGTAATTCATTTGATCCAGAAAATCCAGGTTGGGCATGGATGTCTAATAATTCCATTGCTGCGACGGTAGGTACAAAGTACGAAGACTACGTAGACCTAATCGTTAATAACGGAGAACCAGGTTTTATCTGGCTTGATGTAGCACGTAACTATGGTCGTTTGGCTGATCCAAAAGATGGGAAAGACTATCGTGTTATGGGCTTCAATCCGTGTGCGGAGCAGCCATTAGAATCATACGAATTGTGCACCTTGGTCGAGGTACATTTAAATCGCCATGAGTCTAAGGAAGACTTCCTACGGACACTCAAGTTTGCTTATCTCTATGGTAAGACAGTAACTTTGATTCCAACACATTGGCAACAGACAAATGGAATTATGCAGCGTAATCGTCGTATTGGTACATCGCTTACAGGTATTGCATCATTCTCAGACAAGTTTGGCTTGCCTGTTGTGCGTGAATGGATGGACGAAGGATATAAGACTATCCGTAAATATGATCATTCTTATTCTGAATGGTTATGTGTTCGTGAGTCCATTAGAGTCACAACTGTTAAGCCATCAGGGTCTGTATCAATTCTTTCTGGCGCAACACCAGGAGTTCACTGGGCACCAGGCGGAGACTATTTCTTGAGAGCAATTCGATTTGGGAATACTGACCCAATGATTCACTTGTTCAAGGCTGCTGGATATAAGATGGAGGCTGACCTTGTATCTGCGAATACAACTGTCGTATATTTCCCAGTTCACTCTGGACATCCAAGATCTGAAAAAGATGTTACATTATTTGAGAAGATTGCGCTTGCTGCTACTGCTCAGAAATATTGGTCAGATAACGGCGTGTCTGTAACGCTTTCATTTGACAAAGAAACTGAAGCAAAGCATGTTGCGCCTGCGCTCCATATGTACGAGGGGCAATTAAAGGCTGTCTCATTCTTGCCGATGGGAAATACAGTTTATCCTCAGCAACCATATACTCAAATAACTAAAGAAGAATATGATAGTTATATTGGACAAATTAAAAAGATTGATTGGTCCGCTATTTATGACGGTGCCGAAAATCTAGAGGCGCAGGGAGAAATGTACTGCACTACAGATGCTTGTGAAATAAAAATATCTGCGTAGTATGATAAAATAGACCCATAATGTCTATTGTTTCAAATTTATACGCCGATAAAGCATTTGCAGAACACCCCATAGCGCTGTGGTCATTAGATGATTCTGCTGACTATGTGTCTCTAATAACAAATGCTAATCGAAATATTTATAACTGGTCGCCAGAAGGCTGTACCGTAGAAAGTTTTACAGATGTTTTAGATGAGCCTTTTATAAATAGTAGCGTAACAAAAATAAAAGGACTACCTATATCCTCAGACTCTGGTGCATTTTATTGTATAAGTCCTAACATACTTGACTTTTCTGAATTGAGCACAAGCCTTGGAACATTTGCTATAGGCATTTATGTATATTCAACAAGTCCATATATTACAAGTTATGAGTTAGGCTATGAATATTATGATGTTGCTTTGGGAGATTACATAAAGAAAACTAAAATCTTTAATACAACAATAATGGAAAAATGGATGTTCTTGTCAGAAACATTTAATATACCAAATGACGAAGGTCAAATGCGTATTGTATTTAAAGCAAACTTTTTAGGCGGGTACTCAGATTCAAATGAGAACTCAATCTTAGTAAATGGAATTACATTCGGTCAATGGTCTGAAGAGTTTGCATCTACATCTTTAGGAGTAGAGCCTATAGAAATACCATCTGGAATTTTTACTGAAACAACTTATGGATATCCAGCAAGATCATACGGCTTACAAGAAAACGATGGATACTATATTGTAGGTAGCAACGCACTTCTATCTAAAAACTCTGGTGCACCTATGGTTTACGGAACATCAAACTGCACAATAATTTTCCCCAATGAAAACAAACCATCATTAATTTTACCATCAATGGGATTTTTAAATAACTCTGGTAAGTATAAAACATATACAGTTGAGATGTGGCTAAGAATAAATTCTGATGCAACTGAGCCTAAAAAGATTTTTGGAAATATTGAAGATGATAATGGACTATATGTCGATGGACCATTTCTTGTTTTGAAAATAGGACAATATTCTGCGTCACACTATATTGGTGAATGGGTTCGCCCAATGCTAGTTCATATATTATATTTAGAAGACTCCTCAAAATTATACATTAATGGAGAAGAAGTTCTTTCGATATCCTATAAAACTGAAAACTTAAACTTTGAATCATCAAAAGAATGGTTAGGATTCTGGGCTTATAGCGACGTTAGTCCACTAGAAGTAGATTGTGTTGGAATATATCCATATAAAGTTTCTAACATAGTTGCAAAAAGAAGATTTGTTTATGGACAAGGTGTTGAGTCTCCAGACAACATTAATACAGCATATAGCGGAAAGTCCTTATTGATTGACTATGCGTTTGCAGATTATTCTAACAACTACTCATATCCAGACATCGGTAACTGGAGTCAAGGAATAAATGATAATCTGTCTATTAACAATAATATTTTATCTAGTCCAGAATATCCACTTCCAACTGTTTTAATAAATCACGAGGGAACAAATAGCGAAGACTATTATTCAGACTGGATTAATGCAAACTCAGAATTACCACTAGAGTTAGATGATGAATACTTTAGAGTTAGACCAAATGAAAATTATAATGCACAAGTTTATTTTGAAAATCTAAACTTTTTGAACCAACAAGTAAAAACTATTTATGGAGTATTTAAGAGAACTGGTGACTCAAGATTGATTGGCGGAGTCGAGCAGCCAATGACATTATTTAAAATCATAGATCCAAATAATAATTATTTACATGTTTATTTATATGAAAGTAGTTCAAAAATAACTTATGCCGTTAAATCAGGAAATGAGCCAATAAAAATTATTCATCAGCAAAGTATTGAAATAAATAAAGGTGAAAGATTCTATGCAGGATTTAATATTGAAAATGCAGTTAATTGGTTCGGTGCAGGGTTAGCGTCAATACTTGGAAACATTTCACAGTGCAAGGTTTACGTTGGCAATGATGAATTTTTTGCTTCATGGTTTGATGGAAATATATATAAGGTTGGACTTGCTAATGCACGTAATAGTTCTATAGTAGCACCAGCATTTGGTTCAAATGGTTTACCAGCAGATTATTTTAGTCTTGACGATTATACAAATGCGTTAGTTATTGATGCTGGCTTATATAATCAGGAGTTATGGAATTACTTAGTTGACGGGGGGACTGCAGGTCTTATGCTTTTTGATAAGATATTGGACCATACCGCTTCATACACTCTTGTTGCTTCAAAATATTTAGAGGAATACGGATTAGACATAGACATAGTTGGATACTGGGAAGATTATCAGCCGTTAACATACTATGCTCAATTCACTACAGATGCTGAAGGTGATAAGACATATGACTTAGACTTTTTACAGTTTAATATTAATTATCCCGCACCATCAAAATTTTATGAAATTGAAACAGAGCAAACAGAGTGGAGTTATGCAGAACTTTACAATAAGTATAACTATCCAAGAAAAAGAACATATGATTCTTTAGATAACTTTTTGTTTACTGGGTATCGTGACTATGAAGACTTGCAATACAATATCACAAGATCATATAAATATGATACAACAAATTCATATGTAAGATCATACATTAGTTTTCAATACATAGAGGCTGGTGCAAATCAAAATTATGGATTCTTTACTAAAATTGAGCCACCAGCAAAAGAAGGAACTGTAGAGCCGAAGTCTGATTGGGTATCTACTAAATATGAAACTATTAATAATATGATTGTGTACCCTCCAAGCAATGTTGATTTTAATGATTTGGCAATAGTTACACATTTAGAATTTAATGTTAAAAGCAGTTTAAGAAAAAGAGTTAAGGTTAAAAAGTTAGAGTATTGCTCACAAGCATTTAATGAGTCAAGTAATCCTATAGGAACAAGCCCTTATGTAAAAATGTATCCATATAAAAAGTCTGGAATATATTATAACTACAAAGGAAAAAATCCATACAGCATTTATAAAAATAGTTCTCCATATTTATATATGACAAGAAATAGCGGGATTCAGTTAAGAGGCAAACAAGATCCACTAATTAACAGAGGTTTGTTTATACCTATTAACGAAAACCAACTTACACAGTTTGATAAAATTATGGCAATGCAACTTGCATTAAGGTTTGACGAAGATTATTTTCCATACGCTCCTACACAGATATTTGAAATAGAGGCCAAAAATTCTTATATAAGATTTTATATTGTTGCCAACGATCAAACAGGACAACGTGGAAAAATTTATGGAGTTAATGCATTAACTGGAAGAATTGAAAATGGTATAGCATTTTATTTAAATGGAAATATAGTAAAAGATCCAGTTATAACTATAAAGCAATGGGCATTTTTAGGAATATCATTCTCCAACCTTTTGGATATTTCTGGGGTCATGGGTTCTATAAAATTAAACGGTCCAATGCTATTTAATAATATATCCTATTATCAGTCCACAAATCTTCAAGAAGTTCAGAGGGTATCGACAAGGCCGTGGTTTAAGGTTAAGAGGTCAGGTCCGCTTACACTAGACTGGGATTATTGGCTACCAGAATTCTTTCTCTGGAATGGTGTCTTAGTTCAGTCTTCAATCAGTTATTACGGGGTCGATCCTGAAGACATATATAAGAGTTATTCGGGAACAAATAAAATAGTAGTAGAGTCAGGCGGGATATTCGGTATAGGCAGTTGCGAATATAACGTATACAGAGATGTTCTTTGGCAACAGACGACATCATCAGCAGTATAATATGGTATACTTGAGGTGATGAAACGTAAAATTCCTGGACAAATTGGTAAGTCTAAAATAAAAGTTATAGACAAGAACTATGACTGGGGCATATATGTGTGGAAAAAATCTAATGGAAAGTGGTTTACTGATGGACAGGGCAATATTCTAAATATCCCATCTATGCGTGGAGACCTGTCAAAGTTAACAGAATTAAGGAACGCAGCAGCACACTACGGTGAGCCAGATGGAGAGGCTGTATTTTTTGCGGGACTAAGTAGAATCTCAGATGAAGAGTATTCAGAACAAAAGCAAAGAATGTCAGAGGGATTAATTCCAAACCTAAATGATCTTGGCGCAGTACATGCAGAGCAGCAAACAATAAAGAAGTACGGGGCAGACGACTAATGGAAGAAAATGAATATATTATAGGTGCAAGGGTTGACGATTTAGTTAATCCACTAGATCAGTTCAAAGCAGATGATCCATTTAACAAGGCATGGTCTGAACTAAAGTCCTACAATGGTTTGGATAATAATTTTAGAAGAAGAACTACACGGCTTGTAGAAAAAGCAGATAGAAAT